CCACAACGCAAGATTCCGCAGTCCTGAAACTTTTTTTGCCCGGCGAATGAAGACCGACGCCCGGCTAGGGCCGGTCGCGCTCCGGCTAAATATCCGATGACTGCGAAGACACCCACGGCCTTGAAGATCGCTTCTGGTAATCCATCCAAGCGTCCGATCAACAAAAAAGAGCCGAAGCCGAAAGGCTCCCTGACCCTCCCGTCCACCCTCTCGCCGCTCGCCTCCAAGCTTTGGAAGCGTGTGGTCCAAGCCATGCCCGCCGGTGTGTTCACCCAAGCCGACGAAGCGGCGCTGACCGCCTATTGCGAAGCCTACGCCAACCTTCTGACGGCCACCCAAGAGATCAACCGTTCGGGGATGTTCTCGGTCGGCTCCCAAGGCCAGACCATCGTCCACCCGGCCGTCCGCATCCAAGCCGACGCCTCGCGGATCATCGCAAGCCTCGGCGCCCGCATCGGGTTCGATCCGATCAGCCGATCCAACATTGTCGCAGACGAAGAGGAAGCCGGGGACGACCCGTTCAGCGGCTTGATCAACTAACGTGGACGGCCTGAACGTCCTGCGAAATCCATCCCGTGCGGATCGGGTGATCGCTTTCATGAACGCCCTCCCGCTGGTGGACGGCGAGGCCATCGGCCAGCGCTTCAAGGTTGATCCATGGCTCGAAGCGTGGATCAGGGACATCTACGAACCCCAATACGAAGACGGTCGCCGGATCGTCCGTCGCGCTGCGCTCTCGGTCGCCCGCAAGAACGCCAAGTCCTACGCCGTGGCGGGGATGCTTCTGGCGCATCTGGTCGGCCCCGAAGCCGTCCCCAACGGTCAAATCTACTCGGCCGCCGTGGATCGCGAACAAGCGTCCGTCATCTTCCACATGTGTCGGAAGATGATCGAGGCCACGCCTACGCTGGCCAAGGTTCTCCGAGTCATTTCGTCCACCAAGACGATCATGGTCCGTCCCGGCGTGACCGTGAAAGGTCGTGGCTCCATCTACCGCGCCCTCTCGGCCGAGGTCTCGGCGAAGCATGGTCTGGGCGCCAGTTTCTTCGTCTACGACGAGTTCGGCGAAGCCCGAAACGACGAACTTTGGAACGTCCTTCTGGACTCACAACAAGCCGTGGCCAGCCCGTTGGCCGTGGCGATCTCCACACAAAACAACGATCCCAATCACGCTTTCTCAGTGATGATCGATGACGGGTTGAAGAAGGAAGACCCGCGTCTGGTGGTCCATCTTCACGCCGCTCCAGAGGGTTGCGACCTTCAAGACCAAAGCGCGTGGATCGCGGCGAACCCGGCCCTTCTGACGTGGAAGCGGATGGACCCCATCGCGGCGGCGGCGGCCGAAGCGGCTCGCATCCCGGCCAAAGAACAGAACTTTCGCCGACGCTACCTGAACCAGCGCGTGTCGATGCATTCGAGTTTGATCAGCCGGGCGGACTGGCTGGCCTGTCTCCCGAACGGTGGACCGCTTCCCCTGACGACCAGAGCCGAAGAGGCTGAACAGTTCAAAGAGGGTGAAGGCATCTACCTCGCTCTCGACATGTCCCTCCGAACCGACCTCACGGCCCTGATCGCTGTGTCGGCCACCGGCTCGCTGGCGAAGACTTGGTGTTGGAAACCCGCCGATCTGGTGGATGAACACGGCAAGCGTGACCAGCAACACTACGACGTGTGGGCGAAACAAGGCTGGCTTCACACCACACCCGGCCGGAGCATCGGCGCCGAGTATGTGGCCGAGGTGATCAAGACGATCCACGCCCGGAACCCTGTCCTCGGCTTGGCCTATGACCGCGCCTACACCGAAGAGCTTTTGAAGCGGATGGATGAAAAGGGATTGATCGCCCAAGAGGGCGATGGCGCCGGTCTTCGGATCGTCCCGTGGGGTCAGGGTTTCGTCTCGATGGGAAAGGCGGTCAACGCTTTCGAACACGCCGTCCTCCAAGGCGAGCTTCGCTCTGACGGCAACCCTCTTCTGACGATGGCCGTGACGAACGCCGTGGTGGACACCGACCCGGCGGGGAGCCGCAAGTTCATGAAGAACAAAGTCGTCCAGCGGATCGACCCGGCGGTGGCTCTGGCCATGGCGCTCGGCCTTCGCGCCCAAGATCGCCTGACGGCCACGGTCAACCCTTGGGAAGACCCTAACTTCGACCCCTACGCCTAGTAGTCAGACCATCCGGCTAAATATCGGATGGCATTCTTTGGCTTCCTCGGCGAGACCCGCTCGCGTTCCGTTCAGTCTTTCTCCATCAACGACATGGAGGGCGACAAATTCATCCTGACCGGCGGCGTCAGGTCCACTTCTGGCGAACTGGTCAACGAAGAGACGGCGCTGGCCGTCCCTGCGATTGCAGCGGCTATCGCCTCACTGTCGAACACCATCGCCTCATTGCCGATCATGGTGTTCAAAAAGACGCCTGAAGGCCGCGTCAAAGCCGACACTGATCCGCTCTACCGCATCGTCCACGACCGCGTGAACAGCGATGGTCTGACGTCGCAACGCTTCATGAAGTGGGTGGTCAGCCGTCTGGAGACGGCCGGTCGCTGCTACGCCTTCATCGAAAAGAACAAGGCCAAGCGGGTGATGAACCTCTGGCCGCTGGACGACAAAAAGATGGCCGTCTCGGTCGTCCAAGGTCGGATGGTCTACACCTACACGGACGGCGATAAGGTCTTCACCTACGACGCCTCCGAAATCCTCGATTTCATCCGAGAGCCGACGTCGGACATTGCGAAGCATCGCAATCCGCTGGTCCTTCACAAGAACATCATCGGCGAGATGATCGCGGCTCAGAAGGCCGCGTCCTCGCTCTTCGAAAGCGGCGGCGTTCCCGCCCACGCTCTGGTCATTCCCGAAGGTTCGCCGGAGAGCCAGCAACGCGCCATCCAAGGCGTCCGCAAAGCCATGCGCGACATGCGCGCCAACAAAGACCCGGCGCTCCCGCTGGTGAACGGCACGGACATCAAGGTTCTGGGGACCGACCCGGTTCGTCAACAAATGCTGGAGGTCCGAAAGTTTCAAGTCACCGAGGTCGCTCGGATTTGGGGAATCCCGCCGTCGTTCCTCCAAGACCACGAACGATCCACTTTCTCCAACATCGAGAGCCTGAACCTCCACTACAGCCAACACACGATCCTTCCCCGGATCGCCATGCTGGAAGCGGAGCTTAATGCCAAGTTGACGTCGGATCGCAATCGCGACACCTACGTCGAGTTCGTGATGGACGGCTTGGAACGCGGGGATAAGAAATCCCAATACGAAGGTTTCCGCACCGGTATCCAAGGCGGCTTCCTCATGCCGTCTGAGGTTCGGGAGTGGCTGAACCTTCCCGCCATCGAAGGATCGGACGATCTGTTTGTTCAGGGAGCGACCGTTAAGCTGAAGGATGCGGGCGCATTTGCTGGCCAGCCGACCACGAAACCTTCTCCCGATACCGAAGATAATGATCCAGAGGACACGTCCGAGTAATATCGGCCATGTCTTTCTGTAGGGTCTGTAATGATGCTCTGATTTCGGGCGAAAACTGGACGCCATCCATGGCGGTCAGGAACAATCGTCTTTGTCAGGCGTGTCACCGCGCAAAATGCCAACGGTATTACGAAGACAACGCGGAAAAAGTGAAAGCGACGGTGGCAGCGGCTCGGCTTCGAAAAACGCCGGAAGAACGCAGCGCTATCGCTCACGCCGGATATCTGAAGAACATGGACGCCGTGAAAGCTCAGGCTCGAAAATGGCGGAAGGATAATCCTGAACGTCATCGCGAAAATGGACGGCGTTTGAGGGCGCATCATCGGGCGAGGTTGCTCACGCTGACCCCATCCGACGCTGACAAGGCCAAAATCGCCGAGTTCTACACGATGGCTTCGCGGCTTACCCGGATCACCGGCAAGCCCTACCACGTCGATCATATCAAACCGCTCGCGATGGGCGGTCTCCACCACCAAGACAACATGGTCGTAATGTTCGGCCCACTCAATCAGAGTAAAGGCGCGAACCACTGGCCGTGGCTACACTGGTTCAATGAGCCATCTGAATAAATACCAGATGGAAAATCTCGAACGCCGCTTTCTTGCTGGCTCCACTGTCAACACCGCCAAGGCTTCAACCGAAAACTCGGATGGCAAACGCGCGGGCGGCTACGCAGCCCTCTACAACTCGGAGAGTGGAGACCTTGGTGGCTTTGTCGAGGTCATCGCGCCCGGCGCTTTCACACGGTCGCTGGCATCCGTGGCGACGGGCGACCTGAACGCTTTCCTTTTCTGGCAGCACGATAGCAAGGACATCCTCGCGTCCACCCGCTCTTCCACGCTGGTCCTGTCTGAAGACGAAACCGGTCTGGCCTTCGATTTCGACACCGATGGTATGGACGAAAAACAGCGCAAAACGCTGGCTCGTGGCGATCTCCAAGTCTCTTTCGGCTTCAAGACCGTCAAGGACCAGTGGGAAGAGCGTGAAGACGGCACGATCCTCCGCACAATCCTCGATCTTGATCTGATCGAGACCAGCCTTGTGACCTTCCCCGCGTATTCCGCCTCTTCGGTGGCTATGCGCGCGCTGGACGCCTTCAAGGCTGAAGCCGCTCCGACCATCCCGGCTGATCTGGACCCGACGAACCGCATCGCTTTGAAGCTTCGCGCGCTGTCCAAGAAGCTCGGTTATGGCGAAAGAGCTATGGATACGAAGCAAGCTGAAGGTTTTGGTATCGGTGATCGCGTCTTGATAAAAAATCCGCACGATCCTGAACAGACCATGGGAACGATCAAGCTCATTAGTGGTGACACCCCCTATGGAGTTGTTATCGACGGCATGGAAGAAATGGGTGTCCACAAATGGTATATCGGCGAAGAGCTTGAGATTATCGTGGAAGACGAATCTTCTGATGAAGATCGGAAGATGAAGAAGAAGATGCCATCTATGAAAATGGGTAAAAGTCACTAAAAGCGCGTGACCAGATAAATATCTCCAAACAACTTCCTGTTTGGAGATATTATCAAATGACTACCTCTGTTGAGCTTCGCGCACAGTCCGAAGAACTGAACAACAAAGCTTTCCTTCGTCTGAAGGAAGCTGAAGGTCTCAAGGACGCGACCCGCGCTTCGGAAATCGAAACCGAAGTCAACCGTATGCTGGCTGACGCCGACGCACTGGACGCCCGCGCTGCTCTCTACGCCAAGGCTGAAGAGCGCTCGAAGGCCCTGAACGAAGCTGACGCACGTCGCCCCAACGGTGACCGCACCGTCGCCACCGCTTCAAAGGAAGACGAAGCCCGTGCGGCTTTCGTGTCCTACCTGCGCGGCGACATTTCGGAGCGTGAACTGCGCGCCATGAACGTCGGCACGGACGCCAAGGGTGGCTTCACCGCTCCTTCGTCCACGCAATCGGAAGTCCAAGTCGCCATCGGCGAACAAGGCCCGATGGTCAACAGCAACTTCGTCACCGTCCTCTCGACCGACACCGGCAACTCGATCCTCTACAACGCTCTCGATGACCGCGCCCGCGTCGGCCAGATCATCGGCGAAGCCGAAGAGGCTCCCGAAACCGACCTGACCCTGACGCAACGCGCTCTCGGCGCCTACAAGTATACGTCGGGTAAGGTTCTGATCTCGAACGAACTGCTCCAAGATTCCAACACGGACGTCGTGGCTCTGGTCACCAACGCTCTGACCGCTGGCATCGAACGCGGCCTGAACCGTCACTTCACGAACGGCACTGGCACGAACCAACCGCGCGGCATCGTGACGGCTCTTCTGGCTAACGCTGGCGCGCTGATCACCTCGGCTGGCGCCAAGGTCACCGCTGACGAGCTTTTCGCTCTCCAGCACAAGGTTCCCGTCGCTTACCGCAACGGCGCCAAGTTCATGCTCTCGGACGCGGCTCTTCTGGAGTTCCGCACCCTGAAAGACCTCGAAGGCCGCTACATCTGGCGCGCTGGTCTGGACTCGGGCGTGGGCAACACGATCCTCGGCTCGGGCTATGAGATCAACCCGGACATGAGCGTCGCCGCTGGTGGCATCGCCGCTACCTACGGCCAGCACAAGAACTACACGTTCCGTCAGGTCCGTGATTTCTCGATCAAGCGCTCCGATGAACTGGCGATGACCTCCGATCAGGTCGTCTTCGTTGGCTTCATGCGCGCCGATGGCGATCTGACCAACCCGAACGGCATCGCCGGTCTGAAGGTCAAGGTCTAAGACCGATGAAGGCCGTCATGGTCCATCCTTTCAACGGTAAAGCCGGGGCCTTGGTCCCCGGCGATATCGTGGAAGGCAAAGACGCCATTCGATACGTTCAGGCCGGTTATGCCGTCCCGAAAGTCGAAGACCGCGTTCAGAAGGCCGACAAGCCAAACAAGGCCGTCGAAACCCGATAAGCGACGCTCAACCTCGCTGGAACACCAGAAGGCCCGTGATCTCCCTCACGGGCCTTCGTTCTGTCTGGTGGGATAAATATCCCCATGAACTGGACCAAACTGACCCGACTGACGCCCTCCGAAACGCTCTTGATCGACGTTGAAGCGGCCATGACCTACTGCCGCGCCGCCGAGGACGACGAAGAACTGATCACCGGCCTCATTGAGGCGGCGACCGCGTTCATTTGCGGCCCTACCGGCATCGGAACGGCCCTCTTGACCGAAGAGTGGGTTCTGTCTCTGAACGATTTCCCATCGTGCGAAACGCTCGATCTTTGCCCGGTCCAGTCGGTCGATACGATCACCTATCTCGACGTCGATGGTGTGACCCAAGTGGTCGATCCCGCGACCTACTATGTGGACGTGGACCAGCGCCCGGCAATCATCGCTTTCAACGAGCGGCCGAAGGTAAAATCCATCCCCGGCGCCGTGAAGATCATCTTCACCGCTGGCTATGGCGAGACCCCGGAGGCCGTCCCGGCTGACCTTCGTCACGCGGCTCTTTGGCTGGTGGCCAACTGGTATGAAAACCGTGGCGACGACGCCTCCAAGAGCGTCATCCCGCCGACTGTGGATCGTGTCCTGAACAAGTATCGGTCGTTCTGAACCGGCGATCAGACCGCCCGGCTAAATATGGGAATGAAGACCGTTCATTTCCTCAAAGAGTTCTATTGGGTTCCGCTCGATAACGCTTCCATCACGATCCGCTATCCCGAAGGCTATTTCGGCGAAGTCGATGACCTTTGCGCGCTCCAAGCCATCGCCGATGGCCGCGCGTTGGAGGAAGAAGGTCTCTTCGCCCAAGGCGAAGAAGCCTATGAACTTTTCGATCCCGAAGTGGCCAAGGCGATCCTTGAACACAACGATCCAGACTATAATTTCGGCGACGATCACGACGAAGAGCCGGGGGACGACTAAGCCTTGGCCATCCTTCCCAACATCGGAGAGATGCGCCATCGCATCCGCATCGACCGGCGACGGGACGAAGCCAATGAGGTCGGCGATCTGGTCGGCGTCTGGCGCCCGCTTGCCTCTGGCGTGGCCGCTCGCCTGATCGTCACCAAAGGTGGGGAAGAGGTTCGCGCCGCTCGCCTGACTGGTCTCTCCAGTTTCGACATCACCGTCCGTTCGACCGCTACAACCCGCCAGATCACGACCGCAGATCGCATCGTGGACGAACGCTCTGGCCAGACCTTCAATGTCCAGTGGGTCGGCAATCTCGACGGCAAAGACCGCTTCCTGACCATCACCGCCGAAGCTGGAGGCCACACCGATGGCTGATAGCTGGAGCGGCATCCCCGCCTTCGAAACCTACCTTAAACAGGCCCGCGACGCGGCTGAATCCGAAGCCTTGCGCGCTTGTAAGGTCTCGGCCGACGAATTGGTTCAGCGCGTCAAGGCGAGCATCGGTCGCGGCGATCCCCGCAACGGTCACATCGCCGATTCCGTCCATGCGGTGAAGAAGGACGACAAGACCTACGCCGTCGTCATCGGCTCCGACGCCATGCCTTACGCGGCTCCGCTGGAGTTCGGCCACGGCAACGCGGACGGCTCGCGAACGCCTCCCCAAAAGGTCTTCTTCCCCAACGTGAAGATCATCAACAAGCGCCATGGACGCCGCATCCGCCGCTGGTTCCGTAAGGCCATCAAAGACAGTGGAGCCGTCTAATGACTGACCCCTCTTACGCGGTCCAGAAGGCCGTCAACGCGGCTCTGACCGCCATCCCCGGCCTCAAGGTCTACACGCGCGTCCCGGCTGGCGCGAATCTCCCCTATGTCGAGATCGGCGGGGACCAAATCCTCGGTGACGACGACGCCGGGAGCTTCTTCACGGCTTACGTCGAAGTCCGGTCCTACGCCAAGACGACCGGCGAGGTGAAGACCATCGCTGGCAAGGTTTACGCGGCTCTCAACGGCAATCTGAACCTCGATGGGTTCACTTGTCATGAGTTTCATTTCGAATCCACGACCTACCGGACGGAAGTCAACGGGTCTGACGAAGTAGAACAAGCCATCACAACCTTTGAGTATGGCGTCCAGACCGTGGTCTAATCCAAGAAAAGCGACCTCTCCGAATAAATACCGAAACAAATCCTTTCGGAGAAACACTCATGTCTTATATCGTCCCAGTCCTTGGCCACCAAATCCTGATTCAAATCGGTGATGGCGCTCAGCCTGAAGTGTTCGCCCATGCGAACGTCATCAACACGACCCGTGGTGTCACTTTCTCGACCGAAGTCGAAGCTGACGACCTGATCGATCTGGCCGACCAGTCCGCTCCGGCTGGCAAGTTCCGCCGCGTCAAATCCAATGACTGTAAGGTTGACGGCGCCGGCATGATGTCCGCCGCTGACACCTTCGCTTGGCTGGAACGCTGGCAGAATGGCGTTCCGTTCAACGCCAAGATCACGGACGGCAACTGGACGGTCACGGGCAAATTCGTCCTGACCGACTTCAAGCTTTCGGCGGATCGCACAAAGCCCGGCGAGAACCAGCTTACGCTGGAGCAAGCTGAACCGGTGACCATCACCGAGAACCCGTAAGACTTAAGGCCGGAGACAACCTCTCCGGCCTTTTTCTTGTTCGCTAAATACAGGATGATTCCTGAAACTTTTCACGTCCGTTCTGGGCGTATTGTGGAGTTTGTCGGCGACGATGAATATCCACTCCAACTCAAGATCGGCCAGCTTCGCGCGCTCCAAGCGGACCTGAACTCTGGTCCCTCCCAAATCCTGACACGTCTCCAGACCGGCACATGGATGGTGGACGACATCATCGAGCCGATCCGCCACGGCCTTCGCGGCGGCGGCCTGTCTGATCGTGACGCGAAGAACTTGGTCGAACGCTACGTCGTGGACGGAAGCCTGATCCAATATCAGCCGGTCGCTTTGAAGGCTCTTCTCGCCGCCTTGATCGGCAACGAGGACGACATGCCTGATTTGGGGGAGCCGGAGGCTCCGGCGAAGAGGACGATGACGGACGACAACTTGTCCGATGGTCAACCTACTTCGAGTTCGCCGGAGCCGCTGGATACAATCCCCGCGAAGTAGACGAAATGACAGTATGGGAGTTCCGACACCTTCAGAACGGTTTCTCCCGATTTAACGGCGGCGGCGAGCAAGAAGCCCGCGCGCCCTCCGAAGATGAATATTGGGAAGCTCTGGAGCGTTTCGGAGTAACCTAAGACCAGCATCGTGGCCTTCCCGCTAAATATGGGATGGCAACAATCGCAACACTGGAAGCCCGCTACACGGCCACAATCATCGACTTCGAAAAAGAACTAAAGCGTCTTCAGGCGATCAACAAACGCGCCACCGACCGTGTGGTGAACGACCATAAAGCCTCCGCAAAAGCTGCGAACCAAGCGTGGGCGAAGGCCGACATTGGTGGCGCGGTAAACCGGTCTCTGGGTTCAGGCCTTGGTCAGCTTCGAGGCCAACTTATGGCCTCCATCGCCGCGATCACGTCTGGCGCTGGCGTCGCGGCTGCTATCGGTCTGGCCGACACCTACAATCGTTTCACCAACTCGCTGAAGGTCGCTGGCCTCGCGGGCAACGAACTCGCGGCGGTCCAAGACCATCTCTTTGAGAGCGCGGGTCGGAACGGGACTTCGGTAGAATCCCTTGGCCAGCTTTACGGACGCCTCGCTTCGGCTTCGAAAGAACTTGGCGTCAACCAGACGCAACTTCTCCAAGTCACTGACGCCGTGTCCGCCGCGATCCGTGTGTCAGGCCAGCCGATCAGCGCCGCTTCCGGCGCAATGCTACAGATGGCTCAGGCTCTGGGCGGCGGGACTGTCCGCGCCGAAGAGTTCAACTCGATGGTTGAAGGGATGCTTCCCCTTGTCCAAGCGGCTGCTGGAGCTTCCGAAAAATACGGCGGCTCGGTCGCCAAGATGCGGAATGATGTTCTGGCCGGAAAACTCTCTTCGAAAGAGTTCTTCGATTTGATCCTTGCTGGTTCGGCTGCACTCGAAGCTAAGGCGGCGAAGGCTCCCCTGACGGTTGCACAGAGCTTCGAGCAACTGAAAACCAAGATGATCGAGGCCATCGGCACAACCAACGAACAATGGGGCATCACCGACCGTCTGAGCGAGGCTTTGGCGTGGCTCTCCACCAATCTCGACACGGTTGGAAACGCCATTGCCGTGGTCGTCGGAATCATCTCCATCGCTATGGCGCCCGCTATCGGCAAGGCCGCGATTTCGCTCGGCGGACTGGCCGCGACAACGATCTCTTACACCGCCGCAAATTTGGCATCGATCCCCGCCGCGCTTGGTCTCGCGGGATCGCTGCGAACTATGACCTCCGCAGCAGCGGCCGCAGCCGTGGGGATGCGCGCCTTGCTGATCTCCACTGGTGTAGGGATCGCCATTGTGGCTCTCACAGCCATCCTTGGCGCGTTCGCCATGAAATCCTATGAAGCTGGCGAAGCGACACGCGACCTTGCCTCTGAAATCGAAGCCGAAAAGGCGGCGATTGATGAAGAGACCAAAGCCAAGGTCAAGTCGATGAATGAGCAAGGAAAGCTCACCGACGAACAAATGGACGGCGCGAAATTCGCGGCGGCTCTGACCGGAAAAACAGCTTTGCTGACCACGCAGCAGGGGCTTTTGGCCCTCGCGACGTGGGAGAGCGTTCGCGCTCAGATGGCGTTGAACGTCGCCCAAGCGGGCGGCCGAAGAGACGCGGCTCGCGCGGATTTCGTTGAAGCCTACGCAAAGAACTTCAACACCGTTCGCCGCGAGAACGTCGGCCGCATGGGCGAAGTCACACGTCGCGGAATCGGCGCCGACACCATGAGTCGATCTCAGGTTGAAGCGGAGGCTTTGCGTCGCACAAAAACGGAAGCTGACCGCTATCAAGAGTCGGTTGTTCAATATCGCTACCGTGATAGCCAATACACTCGCTTCCTTGAGAAAAAAGACGTTGAAGGTGTCGCCAACGATGTAAACGGCAACGGTCGAACCACCACGGGTGGCCCCGGCCCACGCCGCACAAGCTCCGGCGGAAGCAATACGGCGAACGAAGCTGAACGCCGTGAACGCGACTATCAAAAGGCCATCGACGCGGCTGACCGCGCCTTGCTCGAAGCTCAGTGGGCGGCGGCTCGCACGACCTCGGAAATCCACCAAGCCAACCTCGCCAAAATCGAGGACGACAGGGCTGTCCGCAACGAAGAGATCGGTCTCGACAAAGACCTGAACGACGCTCAGCGCGCCGAACTGATCGGTATGTGGAACGGCGTCTACGATGAACAGCGCCGCAACGAAGAAGCTCGCCGTGCTGACGAAGAGAAGGTCGAAGGCCGGGAAGCCCAACGCGCGATCCTCGATCAGCAAGTCGAAGGCATCCGGCTTGAAGAGCAACGCCTGACGAACCTCGCCACGACCTCCAAGGACATGGACGAACGTCACGAATATGAGCGTCAGGCATTGGCGGCGAAACAACGCGCCGATGACCTGATTTTCGACGCAGAGTATGAGGCCCTTCGTCTCCAACTGGCTGAAAACGGTCTGACCGCTGACGAAGTGGAACGCCTCCGCTTGCTCAAGGCGAACCGCGAGACATCTCGCACCCAAGAGTCCGGTCAAGTGGTGGAGCGTCAGACCACGGAACGTGGCCCTCAGTCGATCAGCGCGTGGGCTGAAGCTTTCCGCAACGCCACCAACGAAGGCGAGAGCTTCGACCAGAAAATGTATGGCATCGCCGAAGGCGGTATCAACTCGCTGACGGACGGCATCACTGACGCCATCATGGGCGCCAAGAGCCTTGGTGAAGCCTTCGCCGACATGGCCAAACAGATGATCGCTCAACTGGTGAAGCTCATGGTCCAGTGGGCGATTTGGGAAGCCATCGGTCTGGCTACGACCAAACAGTCGGGCTGGGGGATGAAAGTCCTCGGTATGAGCAAGCCCGATAAGCCCGGCGCGAACGCCATGGGGACCAACTTCTGGCATGGTGGACCCACGTCCATCAACGAGAAGGGCGAAGAGATCATCACCCTCCCGTCTGGTTCGACGGTCATTCCCCACAACATGGTCAAGGCCATGAAAACGGGAGCCAAGCCTCAGACTGGTGGTCAGACCATCGTCAACCAGATCACCGTCAACGCTCAAGACGCGGTTCTCACACAAGAGGTCAAATCTTGGATTCACCAAGGCGTGACCCAAGGCATGGTCGCGACCAAGGCGATGATCGCTCAGGATCAACAGAAGGCCGGTCGCAACCGGCTCATGTAAGGCTTGGCCTAAATATGGGATGGCACAGCTTCCCCAACTCCCTCTCGGCACTTCAACGAATTTCCGTCTGATCTCAAACGCCAACATTCTGGAATCCAGCTTCGGTGGACCGTCTCAACGGAACGCCAAGCTGGGTGACCGGTGGGCGGTTGAGATCGTCTGTCGTCCGATGCGAGCCAACCAAGCCGGGCCGGTCATCACGGCTCTTCTCCAAGGTCTCTCGGAGAAACTGATCGTCAACGTCCCTCAACCCGGCGTGGACGTTGGAACTCCCGGCAACCCGACCGTCGCCAGCGCTGGCCAGTCGGGATCGTCGGTGACGATGACCGGGTTCTCTCCCGGCTACCAGATCAAGAACGGTCAGTTCTTCTCCATCGTCGCCAACGGTGTTCGCTACCTTCACCGCGCCCGTGCGGACGTGACCGCGAACGGCACTGGAGCGGCGGTCGTCCCGATGCTCCCGATGCTCAAGGTCAGCCCTCCGGCTGGCTCTGTGTGTGAGTTCGCCCAACCCAAGATCGAAGGCTTTGTGGACGGCAACGAACAAGGCTGGACCGTGGGTCTGGTCGAGAACGTCGGACTGACCGTGAAGATCAAGGAAGCCCAATAATGGCCTTGGATTCTGCGATGAACACGGCGCTCGGTGCCCACACGATCCGAAGCTTCATGGCCATCCGCGTGGAGCTTCCTGACAACAACACGATCAATCTGATCACTGGCTCAGGCTTCGTCACGTTCGCGGTCGATGGCGTCGCCACGACGTTCACGGGGAAAGACCCGATTTTCGGCGTCCTGTCGTCCGTCTCCAACGTCTCGGAAGCTTTCGCGACCTCGGCTCCACACCTTGGGATCACCTTCCTCCCGCCGACCCCTGACGCCATCGGAGCGTTGTCCGCGCCCTTGACCCAAGGCTCTCGCGTCCGTGCTTGGGCGGGTCTGGTGAACGAAGAAACTGGTCTGGTGATCGGCAAGCCGGAGCTTCTGTGGATCGGTCGGGTGGACACCGCCAAGACCACCTTGGACGCCAACAACCGCGTGGTCGAAATGGACGCCGCCTCGGTGTTCGAACGCCTCTTCGCATCACTGGAGAGCGAGCGTCTGAACAAGGTCTGGCATCGGGCCTTCCACCCGAACGAAAGCGGTCTGGACTACAATATCGCAGCGCTGGTCGAT